TATAAATAAGCGCGTCCTGTTCCAGCAGTAGACAAAGCAAGCAGCGCAGTAGATGCACCATTGATGCTAATGTTTCCACGGTTGGAGTTTGTGTAGACCGCAGATGTTCCACCAACAACCAAATTCCCACTGGCATCCAGTGTCATTGCTTGAGTAAAGGTAATGGCGTTGCCTGCTGTGCCGGAGGGTGCAGTCCACCAAGCGTGATAACCTGTAGATATATTTTGTTCGTATCTATAAGCAGCGCCTGTACCAATATATTTATATGCGCCGTCATAATATGTGTTTGCAAATACATTAGAGCTTGATCCGTTAACTCCACCAAGAGCCATCACGCTCCCAAGTTGCATGACTTTAAAAGTTGTCCAAGCACTAGGAGTAACACCCAGTCCAAGGTTGCCTGCGGAGTCAATAGTTGCTCTTACATCTCCAGCCGATGCGTCACTACTCAAACCTGTAAAGTTAAATGCGCCGGGCGTGCTTGTGTTTGCTCCATACGAAACAAAACCCATAGTTGTTCCAGCTATATATCTCATAACGCCAGAACTTGCTACCGCCGTAGAATCACTGCCTGTTGTTCTAATTGCTCCAGAGACTTGAAGTTTGCTGCTTGGAGAACTTGTCCCAACACCCAAATTCGTCCCATCAAACACCAGCGCAGTACCAGTGGTAAGCACCTTGGAGGCGTTGAGGTAAGCCACGCCGTTGGCTGTGCCGCCAGAAAGTGTGACATTACCGGAAATGCTTGTATCCGTAATGCTCACGCTACCACTGCTGATAGTAACGTTTGTCAGCGTCAAGTTGCCAATACTGGTGGTGGTGTTTCCCAAGTAAACAGCAGTATTGCCTAGCGTAATTGCAGTAGCAAAGTTACTGTCCAGTTGAGACAGTGGGATAGAAGCGGTTGCAGTGCCAAAGGTATAGGGAACAGCCATGTTAGAACCTCACTCGTAATTCATGTTCAAATTCAAATGTGTTGTACACAAATGCGGGGTCGGAAGACGTCATTGTTAGTCCCAAATATTTTCCGTACTGCTGTGCGTCTGACTTGTACAGAGCATATCCGGAAGCCGTCAACCAGCCAATAGTCGCGCTGGAATTATTTAACCAGGCAATCGTAGACCCGGAGTTATTCACCCATGTGACAGCATTGTTCAGCGTATAAGATGGGCTAGAACCAGATTCACTGTCCACCGTCACCGTCAACACCGCACTTTGCGTCAGTGTGGCCTCAATACCAAACTTTAGGGCTTGCTTAGTACGGATAGGGTCACCCATAGGCATCAGAGCAGTCCTGATGGTGCTGTTGATAGACGCTGTAGTGCTTGCATACATCTTGTACAGGTCTTTTCCGTCCACGCCGTAAAGGGAAATCACCCCGCCCACAGGTACAGAAGTGATGTAATCAATACTTCCCTGGCTAGTGACAAACCATTTTTTGTCAAAGAAGATGCACTGTATCTGTCTGGGGCTGGATAGAGGGTCGTTGTAGGTGAACGAGAACGCAGCGCACAGAATGCTGTTGAGCAACACCTGTCCACCCGTGACCGGCAAGGTGAAATCTATGTACGGGAAGATTCCGTCAAGCTGGTCAGATATTTTGCTGGTTGTAGAGCCGACAAGGGCATACATACCGTAGTCGTTCATAAACAGCACAGAACGAAAGTACGGGAATATGGCAAAAGCCCGTTTTGTACCTACGCTGGCGCTTACGTTGGTGTTGGTGAACAGGGTTGCGCCTGTTGTTGACACCCTCAAGTCCGAGAATACATTGATACTGTCATCGCCAAAGATGTACAAGAAGTTGTTGGCAGACAGTAAAGCCTGAATGTTACCGTGCAGAGTCGAGTCAGAGATGGTGAAAGACCCTGCTGAAACGCTTGTAAAGTCGCTGTAAGACCCTGCGGCAGAGTAATAGACAGTACGCCCTGCCGCCACCCATACACGGCCTGAAAACGTGGCTACATCTACGATGGTGTCGCTGTTAAGAACCACCGTGCCGGTCGCACCTGTACCGCTACCTGACGAGAAGCTGACTGTCGGGGCTGCGGTGTACCCGCTGCCGGGGTTAGTCATGATTACCGCAACGACAGCACCACCGCTAACGATAGCAGTGCCAGCGGCCCCAGAACCACCAGAACCACCAGCAAAAGAAACGCTAAAAGACCCAGATGCTCCATAACCAGACCCCCCGTTAGTCACCACCACCGAGAGTGTCCCGGTGGAAAAGGTGTTGTACTGCGCTATTGCAGTAGCAGTCGTGCCGCTAGGAGGGGCTGAAACGGTCACAGTTGGCTGAGATGTATAACCTGTACCAGCGTTTGTTAGCGTAATTGTGTTGACTTGTCCGGTTTCCACCACCGCAGTTGCAGCAGCAGCTCCAGAAGAAAAAGATATGGCTGGCGCAGTGGTGTATCCCGAGCCTGGAGTTGTCACTGTAATGGCAACAACAAGGCCACCAGAGATAGTAGCTACAGCTACAGCTTGTTGACCACCGGCTACGTTGGGTGCGCCAATAATTACGCCGGGAACGGCTGTGTAGCCTGTGCCGCCAGCGGTGACGTTGATGCTGGAGATGCCACCAGCGCCTGTCGTAATGGTAGATACGGCAGTAGCCTGGACACCACCGGTTTCGTTGGGGGCGCTAATGGTGACGCTAGGAGCTGTCAAATACCCTGAGCCTGGATTTGTGATTCCAATAATGCCAACAGAGCCGATGTGAACAACATTGTTGCCATCCCAAGAGGCAAGACCCTTGTTGGGGTCACCAATGATGATGCGTTCGTTTTTGTACTGTGCAGATGTCACGCTTGTGTTGGAAAACGTGCCTGTAACGGCTACGTTGCCCTTGGTGGCGCTGTCAATCTTGAAGTATTGCGCCCGTCCGTTATCCTCAAAACCAATGATGTAATCGCTCAGACCCAGGTTGGCTGAAGTGAGATACGTCACTACGTTGGCAAACGATACGGCGGCGTTTCCAGAATCTTTGACGGTTGACTGAGCAGGGGTAATTTTGATGTTGCCAGAGCCAATCGGCATGGCGTTTTCAATCCATGCAAACTCTTCTGTGTCAATAGCAGTGCGGTTAGCCTTGGTGTTCAGTCCTTTGAAGGCTTTGACAACAGCGTATGATTTTTTCTGTTCTGCTGCTGCCATGATTAGAAGGAAGAGTAAGGGTCAGGAATGCGGCGTGTGTAGACTGAATTGAGAACAGCCTGGACATGCTTGGCATATTCTTGTTTGTAAATTTCTGCTTCCCCGTAGCTTTGCTCTTTGTACTTGGCTTTGTAAGCTGCGTAGAAGGCAACAGGAGTGGTGTATGGGTCAACAATGCTATCCACCACAGTGGGGCTGGTGAGCGACAAAGCTGTAGGCAAAATGACCGTATCCACCTCAATAGGGTAGGACTGATCTGGCACAGGCGCAATGTATAACTGTCCTTGTCCATATGTGCTGAAACAAATAGGACGGCCCACATAGTTTTGCCAATAGCGCAGTTGAGAGTTGAACTGACTCCACGGCAAATAACGCAGAGGAATGCGGCTATTTCCCCAATACAAAGTGACGTTCAAAACATCCAGCGTCTGAATACCGTTAGGCAATGCAGCCAAACTGATAATCTCAGCGGGGCCGGAGTATTGCAGAGTGGCTGTGCCGTTAGTAAATGTTCCTGACGGAGGAAACGCATTACCAGATGAAGGGTAAGGCGCAGCGTCAGTGTTTAGAGTTCCACCAGTAATGACTTGGTAGATGAACACGTTTGAAAAAACAAACTGTCCAGCAGTAACGGCTAGGCCATTAGACCAGTTGATTGCCACAACTCCAGTGTTGGAGATGGGTGTTGACGTTACTTGTAAGGTTCGGAGGCAACCAGTATCTCTTACTACTCGTTCACGGGCTTCGTTTATGTAGTCCGTTAATTCCGAGGTAGACCAGAAGACAGCGTTTGCGTCATGCAAAAGTCGCTGCACTTCCGTGATGTAGGAAGAGAGTGTTGCCATTTGGCGTCCATGTTAAGCGGCCCTTTGGGTGGACTTTCGCTCTGGGGATTTTTCAATCCGCAGAGCTACTACGCCAACCGCCGAGGGTAACGAACGGTTCTTTTCGGGAGGCTGCTCAGAGATTTCAAACTCTGCCAACTTCTCAAATCCTTTGTCGATTTCTGCAAAACTCCGCGCCCAACCCAAACGAGTCAGGTGCGGAACTTTGTCTGATGCCATGTAACCAAAGATGTGCTTTGCAGCTTCTAACGGGATTTCAACCGTTTCATCTTTAGGGAAGTCGTAAAACGTACCGCCACATCCATCACGGAGTTTGGTATCGCCACGATTGGTTACATAGATAACTGAACTCATAGTGTTACAACGTCACCGTAAACCGTAATTTCAACAGAGTTGTTAGCTGCTGCTGCTGTTCCAACATACACATACAAAGCGCCGCTATAAACCGTAGTCCCTGCCGCTGTTGACAGGGCTAAGTCTTGGAATTTAGTAGAACTTGTAACAGTAGTCAGAGCCGCAGCATTGGTCACTGCATTGCTTGTATTCCCATCATTGCTGGTAAGAATAGTCACGTTTGCGAGAGCAACACTTCCGCTTGCATTTGCAACGGTCACACGGCGAACGATGTAAGTTGAGCCAACTGTAGACAGCGTGGTAACAGCATTTCCAGTAGCGCCCA